TCTGCTTTTTCTTCAGGTTGTGGAAGTTTTAAATCGTAGTCAGTAATCCCAAAAGCATCTAAAAGTTGAGGGAATATTTTTTCGTGAAATAGTCTCTGGTCTCCTTCAACTACACGACTCATAACTACTAGTTGTTGTGTTTGTGTGGACATACCGCCAAAAGCTTCTGGGGCACCCTGCCAAGCTGGAGTAACACCCCACATAGCAGCTACACGTTCTCGTATTTCATCTCGAACAGGCAGGTAATCCATTTCTTGTAAGGTATGGAACAGTCTCACCATATCCACTCTACCTCTTTGATTTCTAGCAGATACTGCTACCATAGGTATGTAGTTAGGGTCCATTCTAGTTTGAGCCGCTATATGCTCTCTTTCTTTTCGTAGACTCTCTGGGTCATCTGTAGTTACCATTAACATAGCAGCAGGCATCTTTCTTTCAAAGAAATACCTATATAGGTTTTTATCCATACCTACTAGTGTCAATGCCTTCTCAAAAATAGTTAGTATTGGTGACCATCCATAAGTTTCTGATGGTGCAAATTTAGATAAGTGAATAATCTCAGAGTCAGTGAAATACATATGCTGACTTCTATGGTAATACTTATACATTGCTGGNTGTAATGTNACATTACAGGTTTCTNTTTCACACTTNCCAGCAGCTTCTTGTACTACTTCTCTATGNATAGGACATATAAAATGAGAGTTCTTAGGTAGCCCCGCTTGATCTAAATCAAATTCTACTAACGCTGGGTTTAGTCTTCTAATTTCTAAAAGTTTTGCCCTAACTTCCCCATCACCAACATCTTTATATTCTTTAGCCATATACAAAAAAGCATCATCTAAAGAGTTCACATCGAAGTGGAATTGTCTAAATACCTCTTCCATACTTTGGTCAAACACATTACAATCTTTTAACCAGTTCATTAATCTTTTACGTTGGTCTGTATCAGGATTTTCTTTGTTAGGTACTATTTCAATACCTCTTCTAAACACCTCACCAGTAATATGATTTAAGGGTCCCCTAATCTCTTCAACCGACAAGCAAATAGTTTGTAAATCTTGTACTAGCTGTTGTCTGTACGCCATTTGATGACGAACCCATGTATTAACCACATGATCTAATCCTACTGTAGGAGCTGCACCAGTTTCTCCAGTAGATTTCATAACATCTAACAAACTGATTTGTTTATTCAAGTCAGCCATTGTTTGCTGCATTTGGGGAACTTGTGGTAAATATTCAGATAATTTCATTATTAATCCCTACTTAGTTTAGTCATATCTTGCATAGATACTAACTTTAATATATTGTCCATCGCTTTCTCTTTTAGCTCAAACTCTTCTGACCTAGAAGCTGCTCTTTCAACAACTGTTTTTTCTTTTGTTAGATTATGTATTTCTTCTTCTAAGTCTTTAATTTTTATATCTTTTGTTTCCAGCTCGTATTCTAATTCTGACGTATCTACATCTGATGAGAAGTTTGCATTTTCTAAAAACTCCCGCACTAGCTGCTTCTTTTATTAAAGCAATAAACTGTCCTTCGGATAATGCTACTACTGCTGGACTATCATCAGGAATATCATCATCAGCACTCAACATTTTTAGGTCAGCGTGCCAAGTATCTAATACTCGTCCACGTATTCTTGTCGTCTTTGATAGCAACATACTGTTGACCACTTTGATTCATCATGTTTCCTAGTACCATACTTCTCTCCTAAAACTTTTCTATCTTTATATTATACTATAATTTTTATATTTATCTTCTACCAGTCAATTCTTGACGTAGTTGGTTGTTTTGATGTACATATTTCTCTTGTAAATCTGTAAACAACAAAGTTAACTTGTCTACTTTTTCAGATAGAAGCAGTATTTTAGATTTTAATTCTTCTTGACTATCTAAAATACTAGATATACCTTTCATTTCTTCTTGATGATTATAAAAGGTATTATCAAATTCTTTGCGTTGATTATTATCCATTATGTCTCCTTATGCAATAAGACAAACACTATATCCACAAGACTTACAAGTTTCACACCCAGATTCAAACACTACATTGGGTATATCACAACAATTATGTTGTGGTACTCTATAATTTTCTTTCTTCCCTATTGCTTCTTCTTCAAGCTCAAAACCATCTAAAGTTGGTTGTTCAGCTGTTTCTTTATTACCTTTTACTAAAACTTCTTTCTCTCGACTTCCTGCCCTATAAACAGTTATTCCTTTACACCCTTCCTTCCATGCTAACATATAAGCGTTTTCAACATCTTCTTTAGTAGTCACTATTAGCGAAATTTATTGTCTTAGATATACCCGAATCTACGGCTTCTTGAAAAGCAGACTGCATAAGAACATGGTCTTCAGGAGAAATGTCAGGGGCAGTAGCATATACTTCTTTAACCCAATCTGGAACATTTGGTACAGATTCTAATGAACCCCCTTCAGCCAAATAATCCATCAAATCTTCAGAATAAAAACCATATTTTATAGCATCTGCTTCGAAGTATTTATTTACGTAGTTCAAAGTTTTGCCTTCTAGTATATTTTGTTTTTTCCAAGCTAATGCAAACGTTGGTTCAATACCACTGGATGTATCAGCTATCATTGATATTGTGCCTGTAGGAGCAACTGTTAGTCTACAATGATTCCTATAGGCTTCGGTCTCCTTATCGTAGTTACTTTTATCCCATGCAGGAAAAGTACCTCTAACCTTAGCTAACTCTAGTGACTCGTCATCTGACCATTCTCTAATCTTAGTCATTAATTCTGCCCCTATTTCTCTAGCAGTTTCTGAGTTATAAGCGATATGCATTTGAATCAACAGGTCTGCAAAACCCATAACACCTAATCCAATCTTTCTAGTAGACTTAGTCATTTCTTCTATTTCAGGTGTAGCATATTTATTTGCATCAATTACATTATCTAAAAAGTGTACTGATGTTCTTGTTACATCTTCTAACTGTAACCAATCTATTTTTTCTCTCCAACCAAATGTACTAGCCTTCTTAGCCTTTTTATAAAATCTAGCTAAGTTTATAGAACCTAGATTACAAGATTCATTACCTAGTAGGGGCTGTTCCCCACATGGGTTAGTTGCAATCATCTCACCATATTGTTCGGTTACATGATTGTCTTTATTTACTTGGTCGAGAAAAATCATTCCGGGTTCACCATTATTCCATGCCCCATCTACAATTTTAGTAAATACTTCTCTAGCATTTAATTTACCCACAACTTCATTACTTTTAGGGTTTATTAAATTATAGTCCATATTACCTTCTACAGCTTTCATAAAGTTAGAATCAACACCAACAGAAATATTGAAGTTATGTATTTCACCCTCAACTTTTTTACAGTCTATGAAGTCTAATATGTCTGGGTGATAAATAGACATAACTGCCATATTAGCCCCATCTCTTTTACCACCTTGGGTAATCATAGAAGATACTCTTGATAGTGTCTTTAATACCTCTATAGGACCACAAGCAATACCATGAGTAGATTTTATAACGTCACCTCTAGGTCGTAATTTAGATAATGCAAATCCAGTACCTCCCCCAAATTTCTGTACCATAGCACTATCTGTAGCAGCTTTCATTATACCCTCCATACTATCCTCTAGGGGTAGCACAAAACATGCGGACAAAGTCCCTTGTTCAGTTCCAGCATTCATTAGGGTAGGAGAATTAGGTAAAAACTCAAGATTACTCATCATGTTAAAAAAGTCAAATTCGGTTAGATTAGATTCCACATCTAGTTTCATATACTGCTTATCCACTAAAGCAACAGCTTTCGCTACTCTTGTAAACAGTTCTGTTGGAGTTTCAACAACTTTGTTTTCAGTATCTTTTAATAAGTACCTATGATTTAATATCACCTCAGCTTGTTCTGTAATTACTGGTTTATTTTCTATTCGTGTTTTTATTTTATCTTCTAATGTCATTTAATATTCTCCTAATTTTTTACTTACTGTCTGTGTCCGCAGTATAAACATAACCCTCTTTCAGGAACCCAAAAAGACGGTGTACACACAGTCTCCTTGCATTGAGGATTTGGAGCTGATTCAGCTCTTTCCATTGCATTTACAGGTTCCATTTGTAATGGGTTAGGCTTATTATCCCCTTGGATTAAACCAGCTTTTTCATCACGTTGTTGTCTCCTACTCTCAGGGGTCTCTCCGGGACTAATTGCATTAAACCAGTCCGCTGCACTTCCCAAATCTACAAACTTATATGCTGTGTCATGTACAGCCTGTAAAGCCATGGCAATTGAGAAAAAGGCATCCCCATGTCCTAGTGGTGTGTCGGGTGCTTTCAATTCATTACTTACAGACAGTATCTGCTGCTTCTGTCTTTCGTCTTTGATTAACTTTATTTTACCACTGTGAACAAAATTTTCGAAGACTGAAGCCATAGTATTTTTACTTTTTTGGGAGAAATGCATTCCTCTCCATCTAGCGTCTAATCCTCGGTCTTCTAATTCCCCACGTGTGTTATCTATGTACCCTGAAGTTAGGTCAAAATTGTCTGCGACTTCATTCAAATATTCTATTTGGTCAGAGTAACTCCAGCCATCTAAAAATGAATGATGTACCTGTACTATATCATCACCACTCTTTTTAAACAATACTAAATGAGATGGATGTTTTTTCTTACCCACATCAAAGCCACCAAAAATCTGGTCGCCAGTTTCCCAATCTTTATATTTTTTAGTAGCTGGTACTGACCTCAAGTTAATATCTTCGCATTTGTCTATGTCTTCAGAATTAAAATATGACTCAGTTGCGAAGTGTGGTACTAACATAAACTCTGAAGCAAACGATTTAGGTCTAGCTTTCTGTTGAGCTAGTAAATAATCTTCTGTATATAATTCTGGCATTAGTACTCGTCTGTGTGGGACTGGGTCTAAGGCAGGTAAAACTCTAGACTTAAATCTAGGGTCTTCTTGTAACTTAGCCAATAAATCACCGGGCATCATAGGTGTTCCTACAACAATAACTGGAACCCCTTTTAATGGTATGAACAAACTT